GGAGTCTGTACCTTTAATATTCAGTACTGATCATGATTGTCTCGCACAGATGTTCGCCGAGACGGCTGCAATGGTAGCGCAGTCCTGGAAAACCTCCCCTGGTGAGGGGCTGGGCGGAGATCAGATCCTGAAGAAGCTTATTAAGCTTTCCTCAGCTGAAACTCTTTGCCCGGACTTTCCCAGGTTGTGGGCGGACAGAGTCCGCTCACGCACTGCTGGATATTTGGAACATAAAACGGAGACGGAGAAGATGATCTCCTCGGCCAAGGAAATAATGGCCGAGGGGGTCAACTTCTCCCGAGTTATGATTATCGCCTATTTCCAAGTTCTTCAGTTTCATGGAATCATTAAGGATTCCCCCGAGAAGCGGGAGGGTCTCCGGAAGTCTTATCATCAGATGTTTGGGAAGATACTCTCTTATGCCCTTTGTGGGCTGGGAGAAAAGTATCTTAAATACCAGACAAGCTTCCTGTTTTCAAAGACCCTTCAGCCAAGTGAGGATCCACCTGTCCGACCAGACTTTTTAGCCCCATCGGACAAGGATGGTTATTTCCTCTCTCCGCTTCTTATGCGTGCTCTTTCAGTTCGTCTGAGACGCAAGGATAAGAAGGCTGTTCAGCTTGCCTGTGATCTTTACCAGGCGAAGAGGGCTGCTCCGGCTGCTCCGAAGGACTTTGTCCAACGGGCACTGGAGGAGAACCTCTCCATTCTGACTCAGCCCCGGGATAGCGACCTGAGCTCCACTCATTTTAAGATCTTAGCAAAGGTTCAACAGATTGTTGACTTTTGTTATAATGAGGGTGAGCTTCAGGATCGCCGTCCCGATCCTTGCCTTCCAACTGTCTCAGCTTCTTATGAGAAGAGCCGTCGGGAGGGTGGGATGTTCGAATCTGTCATCCCACGAACTGGAGAACCTGGAAATGTTCCCTACGGTTTTTGTCAGTATGGAGATCAGATGTTTCCCATCTATGGTCCAGATCCCCGTTTGGGGAAGGCCTGGTGTTCACCGCCTCCTGATGATTCTCCCGTCCTCACCCGTCGGGCACCTGTTCTCGAGCCTTTTAAGGTTCGGGTCGTGTCCATGGGTGAGTCCCGGAAGTATCAGGTGGCGAAGCTCTACCAGGGTCTCCTCTGGAAAGGTCTCCGACGTTGTCGTTGGTTCTCCCTTATCGGGGAGCCCGTCACGTCGGAGGATGTCCAACTCCTTTCCAATTGGGGGGACCGGATGGGTTTAGATTTTATGATCTCCGGCGATTATAGTGCCGCAACTGACAATCTTGATCCTTTTCTCTCTGAGAAAACACTCGAGATGATTCTCGCGCGGATATCGGCCCCCGTGACCGACTGGACAGTTCTTCGGAACTGTCTTGTCGGTCACCTGGTCGATACTTCGGGCGAGATCCGCGATCAGTGTTGGGGCCAACTTATGGGTTCCTTCCTCTCCTTCCCGATTCTGTGTATCGTCAATGCGGCGATGACATGGTCGGCTATGGAGGAGGTTGGGATCCGCTGGTCCCTTTGGGCTGATTGCGTTCGAGTTAACGGGGATGATATACTCTTCCCGTTTTCTTCGGAGAGACAGCATTACCGGATTTGGTCCCATCGAGCACGTGATGCCGGATTGAGTCCCTCCCCGGGAAAGAACTTTCGTTCTCGTGATTTTTGCACGATTAACTCTGTTCTCTTCTGTCGGGAGAGGCTCATTCGATATGAGGGGGATTTCCCCCTCATGGTATCCTATTGGAGAAAGTACCCTACGATTAACTTGGGTCTTTTGTACTCTCCAACTTGCTCCATGAAGGACCTTTTCCAGGTGAGGGGCGGTTGGTCCAAGTCCTTAAGGACGAGGGCGGAGGGACTGGTTGATGGCTTTGATGTCAGTTCGCAGAAGCGACTGATAAAGGCCTTCATCCGATTCCACCGACCGATTCTGGACCAGCTTCCTCCCCTTTCCTGGTGGGTTGCTGAGGATCTTGGGGGTCTCGGGATTCCGACTGGGATCCCGACCTGGGAACCGTGGGACAAGGAGATAATCAAGTCTCATCATCTCCGTCTCGCTGCCTTCCTTCATTGTTTGACACCCTCGGCCTACCGATCTTCTCGTCGATTAGAGAAGATCCGCTCTGCCCGACCCTCTATGGGTCCTATGGGCGAAGTGGACAATCTCAATCGACGGGTTGGCCTTCCACTCTCGTACATTCCTCGGGGCCAGGATCTCAGCTGGGCTCATGAAATGGATCTCGAGTTTGCCTACTCCCGTCTGGGAGTAGACCTCGAGACCACCGATGAGCGCCAGTTTCTGAGAGCCTGGAACCGATGGTACGATCGAGTGGTCAACGAGTCGAAGAAGACTCGTGGTGTCCTACATGCCATGAATGGCAGAAAGGCTTGCGAAGTTCCAGCCCGGATAGTTGGATACGATCTCTCCCTGGTCACACAAGATCGTGACCTCGGACTGATATTGGGTAGTCCTTCTGTCCGATTGCTCTTCTCTGAAATCCGTGAGATGAGCAAACCAGCAGTGAGTGAGGTCCTACAGTAGAAGCCCGTTCGTCAGGGCGGTGGATGATGCCGTGAGGGTGCAGCGGTTGACGAGATGTCTCGGTCAAAACGCCGCTGACACCGATGTGTCATTCACGACCGTACTGTAGTGTCGATAGTCTTGTGATCTGGGAGACTATCCG